TTGGCCACATCGAAGTCGAGCGCCGCGGTGTCTCGATCAAGCTGGCCAAGCGGATTGAGGAGGACACGAAGGGGGCGATTACGCGCCACCACCTCCGCCCCGACGTATTCGGTCCCGCCCCCAAGCGTCAGCGGGCGAAGGCAGCCGCCTGACATGTCAGCCACCCGCCTTAACCCGGCTGATCGCACGCCAGTGGTAGCGGCCATCCGCCCACTGCACCGCGAATGCTTGGGCGCCAAGGCGGACCAGCAGTACGACTCGATCGCTCTCAACTTCTCGCAGTAATTCCATTCGGGCTAGTCCTTCGGGGCTGGCCTTTATCAGGCCCCGATGAGGGCTTCCAAAGAAATCCAAACGGTTTGTGGAGAGTTGGACATGCAGCAACTGGCACTGATCCACGAGGACTTCGATAGCGCTCTGACGGCCTGTGTGCAGGCTCTCGGAGGCGCCAAGAACGTCGGCGTGATGTTGCGCCCTGAGTACACGGAAGACCCTGACAAAGCCGCTCGTTGGTTGTTGGCCTGCCTCAACCCTCAGCGTGACGAGAAGCTTTCCTGGCAGCAGACCTTCATGGTCATGCGCAAGGCTCGGGACATCGGCGTCCACGTTGCCATGGCCTACATCACCCAGACCATCGGGTATGCCGATCCGCAGCCGATTGAGCCCGAGGACGAAAAGGCGGCGCTCAAGCGGGCCTTCATCGAGCAGTCCAAGCAGATGCAGGCGCTGTTCGCCCGCATGGAGCAGGCCGGCGTGGGGGCAGCGGCATGACCCCGAACGAAGTCCGCGCCCTGTTGGGCCACATGCGCGACCTGGCGCTGTGCTCTGCGCCGCTGTCTGAGATTGAGCGCCGCCAGTACCGCCAGCAGATCGCCGACGTGCGCGCTGCTGACGAGGCCAAGCGCATCCCGTCGCCTCAGCTTGAGCTGAGGGCCGCCTGATGCGCGACTACGGCAAGGTAGCCCCCCAGTTCTGGACCGGGCAGACGGGCAAGGCGCTGAAGGCTGGCGGCCCTGAGGCCGTCGTCGTCGCGCTCTACCTGATGACGAGTCCGCACGCCAACATGATCGGCTTCTACTACCTGCCGAAACTGTATCTCGCCCATGAAACCGGGCTGGGCATGGAAGGGGCATCGAAGGGGCTTGCAAGGGCCATCGAAGCGGGTTTTTGCACTTACGACGAGGCTTCAGAGTACGTCCTGGTGCACGCGATGGCGCGCTTCCAGATCGGGACCGGGCTCAAGGCAGACGACAAGCGTTGCAAGGGCGTCCAGAACGAGCTCGACAAGTGCCCGGATGGCGCTCTGAAGGCACGTTTCGCCTCGATCTACGCAGCCGACTATCACCTCACCCCCGTCAAATACGAAGCCCCTTCGAAGGCCCTTGGAAGCCAAGAGCAGGAGCAAGAGCAGGAACAGGAACAGGAACAGGAACAGGAACAGGAACTTGAACCTGCTATCGCAGGTTTGTCCCCGGCTGCGCCGGATGACGACTCTTCGGCGACCGATGACAGCGGCGAGCAGCCTGACGGCAGGCCACCGTGTCCGCATGTGCGGATCATCGCGCTGTACCACGAAGTCCTGCCTGAGCTCAGGCAGGTCCGCGAGTGGAACGAAACCCGGCGCCGGCTGCTGCAGCGCCGCTGGGCGGAGCAAGCCGAGCGCCAGGAGATCGACTGGTGGCGGGAATTCTTCGGCTACGTCCGCCGGTCCCGGTTCTTGATGGGCCAAACGACCGGGCGTGACGGCCGGCCGTTCGATTGCGACCTCGAGTGGCTGATCCGCCCGACGAACTTCGCCAAGGTCGTCGAGGGTAAGTACGAGGACGCCGCGGCATGAGCGCGCACCTCGACAACCTGGCCTCGCTGTACGGCGAGCGCGACTCCCGCGTCGAGCAGTTGCGCGTGCCGCCGCAGGCCGTTGAGGCCGAGCAGGCAGTCATCGGCGGTCTGCTGCTGTCCGCTTCCGCATGGTCGGTGGTGGCCGACATGCTCACCGCTGCCGACTTCTACCGCCGGGAGCATGCGCTGGCATGGAGGGCGATCAACGAGCTCACCGAGAGCTCGACCCCGGTGGACGTCCTGACGGTGGCGGACTGGTTCGAAGCCAAGGGGTTTTCGGAGCTCGTCTCGCACGGCGCCTATCTGGGCGAGCTCGCCAGCACCACGCCCTCCGCCGCCAACATCCGCGCCTATGCCGAGATCGTTCGCGACAAGGCAATCCTGCGGCAGCTGATCGAGGTCGGCACCGACATCGTGAATGATGGATTCCAGCCTGACGGCCGGGCCAGTGGCGAGCTCGTCACCGCGGCAACCCAGCGTCTGAGCGACCTGCAGCCGGCCCAAGCCGGCGGCCTGCACCGCGCCTCCGACAGCCTGGGCGCTTGGTATCAGCGCTTCACGGAGCTCTACCACGCCGGCACGCGCCTGACCGGTCTGCCGACGCCGTGGGCAGAGGTCAACGAGATCACGCATGGCCTGCAGCCGGCAACGCTGTACCTGATCGCCGCCCGCCCGAGCATGGGCAAGTCGGTATTCGGGCTGAACCTCGCGATGTTCGCGGCGCTCCGCGGCAAGACGGTCGGGATGTTCTCGCTCGAGATGAGCACGAGCGACTGCCACAACCGCAACATCGCGGCGCTCGCTCGAGTCCCGCATGACTGGTTGATCGCTCCCGAGGCGGCCACGGACGAGGACTACACGCTGCGAGTCGCCAGCGGTATCCGCGACCTGAAGCCGGCCCCGCTCTTTATCGACGACACCGCTTCGATTTCCGTGCGCCAGTTCGAAGCGCGTGCGCGGCGGATGCACCAGCGCCATCCGCTCGAGCTCTTGGTCGTCGACCACATCCACGACTTCAAGATCGACGCGAAGCTGGCCCGGTTCGAATACGGCCAGATCGCCCAGGTCGGGAAGAACCTCGCGAAGGAGTGGGGCATCCCGGTCGTGATGCTGGGTCAGCTCAACCGCAACGTCGCCGGCCGTTCCGACAAGCGCCCGACGCTCTCGGACCTGCGCGAATCGGGCGAGCTCGAGCAAAAGGGCGACGTGATCGCCTTCCTGCATCGCGAGGACTACTACGACACGCCGGGGGTGAAGTCCCACCTGCAGGGCGTGGTCGAGCTCCACTTCGCCAAGGGGCGAAACATCCGGGCCGGAGCTCGCGTGAACCTGCGCAACCGGTTCGACCAGATGCGCCTCGAGGACTGGGACGGGCCGCTGCCCCAAGAGCCTTCAGCCCCGACAGGCCCCCGCCGCGGCTTCGGCGGCAATCGCTATTCGGAGGGATCGCGCCGTGACGGCTGACCGCATTGCCTGGCTTCGCATCGAGGCCGACGAGATCGAGCGCGGCCTGCCGCCGCAGACCAATCCGCACGAATGGGAAGCCAGCCGCGCCGCCGCTGCTGCGATGCGCTATCTCGCCGACCTCTGGGAGAGCGCCGCATGAAGCGCACCTTCGTAGTCGCCCACGACAACCCGAACCGCGCCCAGGTCTGCGAGAAGGCGATCCAGCACATGCGGGATCAGTACCGGGCCGGGCGGGACTTCGAGATCGTCATCCAAGAGCCGACGCGGACGCTAGACCAGAACTCCGCAATGTGGCCGACGCTGACCGACTTCTCGCGCTCGCTCGATTGGCCCCACACCCGTAATGGCCTGTGGGTCGTCGACAAGATGGGGCCGTGGTCGTGGAAGTCGGTGATGACGGCGGCGTTCGAGGGCCGGTGCGAGATGGCCCAAGGCTGGCACGGCGAGTCGGTCATGGTCGGCGCCAGCACGTCGAAGTACGGCAAGCGGAAGTTCGGCGACCTGCTGACGTTCCTGCACGCCGAAGGGGGCGAACGAGGCGTCCGATTCTCGGCCAAGGCGCTCGAGGACCTTGCGCAGTGGGCGCCGGCTGAGAGGAGGGTGGCATGAGTCTCTTGGAAGGCACGAGCCTGCTCCCGCTTCGGGCAAAGGCGGCAAGAGCGTTGGTCGGTAAGCGGGTCTGCTATCTGCGCAGGAGAGACATCGACCGAAGTGGGCGCGGCTACTACTTCCCCAGGCGCGGCATCGTCCTCTCTGTGCTCGGTCGGAACATTGAGATCGACGGGAATTTCATCTACTTCGGCGATCTCGTTGAGATGGTCCTGGAGCCGGACGCATGACCATCGTCAGCAACGCCCTGCGCAAGTCCGCCGGCCACTACGACGCGCACTGCATGTTGCAGATCGAGGGCGTCTGCGGGGATGCCACGCCCACGAAGGCGGCGGGCTGCGTCCTGGCCCACGTCCGCTACGGCAACGCCGGCTTCGGGATGAAGCCAAACGACACGTTCGGGGTATTCGCCTGCGGCCCATGCCACACGGCGTTCGACAGCAACGGCACGCGCGGCATCCAGCGCGGGACACAGGAATGGCTGCACTACGCGCTGCGCGGGATCGACCGCACGCAGACGTGGTGGGCCGAGCACGGATTTCTATCGATCAAGGGAACGAAATGACCAACAACACGACGGCGGACACGACCGCCAAGGGTGCGGGTGGGGGTGGGGTGGATCTTTCGGCCCGACTGCGGCAGGGGTGCGTGGTGCACGCGCGCCGCTGGTCCGGCGACACGCACGACGACCTTGGCGGGACCATACGCGAGGCGGAAACCGACTCGCTGATGGGAGAGGCTGCGGACTGCATCGACACCCTGCGCGCCCAGCTCGAAGCGGCGGAGGCTGAGGTACGTGCGATCTGGGACGCCATGCCCGCAACACTCAGATACTTAGACCTGCCGGATGGTGGCGACGTGCCCCTGCCCGAGCAAGTGCGTCGTATGGGCGAGGATGTTGTAAACCAGCAGGCCCGAGCCGAAGCCGCCGAGGCTCTGGCAGAAGCTCGTCACGTCGAAATGGAGCGCCTGCGTGATTTGGGCGCCCGGCTGCGTGAGGATGCGGCGCGGTATCGGTGGCTGCGGAACGAGGCCAACACTGCGCGGAGGTCCGATCCGATGGTGGTGACGAATCCGCTCGGTCCCGCGCATGCGCAAGAGCTGATCAGCGACCTCGAACTAGACGCCGCAATCGACGCCGCCCGCACCAAGGAGGCCGACCATGCGTGAGCTGATCGAGCGCCTGCGCGTGCTGGAGCAGGACCACGAGCCGGACGGATGGCCTGCGGTGCGGATGCGCGACATCACCGCGCTCCTGGATGCCCTCGATGCCGCCCCGATGATTGCCCGCTTCGCGCAGGCGTGCGCGCGAGAGGGTGGGGCGGTTGAGCCGGTGGCTGGCCCTTTCTGGGGATACGAGTTCGTCCGGAATGACGGCATTGTGCTCATCGAGCGCCGCGAGGCGGAACGACGCATCGACACCCTGCGCGCCCAGCTCGAAGCGGCCGAGGCTGATACGTCTTTCGCGACTGCGGCCGCATCTATTCGCGAATGGAAGGCCAGAGCAGAAGCCGCCGAGGCTGATGCGACGAGGTATGTGCGGCTTAGAAGCGCCCTGTATGGCGATGGCTTGCATGTCGGCGAGGCCGTTATCCAGATGGACGTGATTGGGCAGTGCCCCAGCACGGTCGATATAGACGCAGCAATCGACGCAGCCAAGGCGGCCACCCCATGACCGCCGCACGCAAGACGAAGCCGCGCAGCCCCGAGTACTTGGAGCAGCGCAGGAACGCCAAGCGCGAGGAGCGCCGCATCGCCAGAGAGGCGCGAGGGTTCGCATCCGTCGAGGAGATGCGCAAGTTCGCGGCGGTGCAGGCAGCGAAGACCCGCGCGGCCCGTCTGCACGTCATCCAGCCGTCGATTGCGAAGCGGAACACGATGGTTGCGGCGAACGTGCCGGGGCAGACCGTCGAGGACTTCTTGAGGACCGGAGGCAAGGTCGAAGTCCTCCCGACCTACTGGGACACCAAGCCCGGCCCGGCGCCGGCTCGGTTCCCGATGAGCGCGGGGGCGAGGGCGCTATGAGGGACCTGACGCTCCCCTGGCCGAGCAAAGACCTGTCGCCTAACGCGCGCGTGCATTGGGCTCGCCGGGCCAAGGCGGCGAAGGCTGCCCGCTATCTCGCCGGGGTCAAGGCCCTTGGGGCTGGCTGGCAGGGCGCGGTCCTCCCGGCTGGCCGGCTGCACCTGTGGCTGACCTTCCACCCGCCGACAAAGCGCCTGCCTGACGACGACAACATGCTGAGCCGGTGCAAGGCCTATCGCGATGGGCTGGCTGACGTGCTGGGCATCGACGACAAGCGGTTTGTCTCCCACCCATTCGTCAGCGACCAGCCCCGCAAGGGCGGCGAGGTCGTGGTGCGGATCACCGGAGCTCCTGCCGAATGAGCGTCGATACCACGCTGGACGGTCGCCAAGACCGTTACGGCCCCTACGCCGGGCACGCCCTGATCGCGCAGGCGCTGAAGGATGTGATGCACGGATCGCGCGGCTGGGATCGGCTTAGCCCGTCGCAGCGCGAAGCGTTGGACATGATCCAGCACAAGGTCGCGCGCGTGCTCAATGGCGACCCGAATTACGGGGACAACTGGCACGACATCGCCGGCTACGCGCGGCTTGTGGAGCGCGAACTGGAGGCTGCGCCATGAAGGTCCACCACGACGACGCCCCGAGCCCGCCGCCGTGCTGGAACGCCGACCCGATCGCGCCGGTGCGGGTGCGGCATGGGCTGGATAGCGAAACGGGCGCGCCGACATCGGTCCCGATCCGCAACGACTGGGCATCTCCGGGATGCAAGACGTGGGCAGGCGTAGGCATCGGCCCACCGACTGCGGAGTACCCGAGCGGGACGCCGTACCCGATCGCGCACGGATGGGCCGCTTGGTGTCGTCAGTGCCGCCATGCGCCGGCTTCAATCGAACCGACCAACCTTGGAGAGAGTGCATGAACTGGATCATCGAACACCTGCCGGCGTGGAACAGCTGGATTGCGCTGGTGACGTACTGGCTACCGATGGCGCTGTGCGCGTTCGGCTACACCATGCGGGCGGTCTACAAGACGCGACGCGACCTCCGCCAACGCACTGAGGCGTCAAAGCAGGAGTACGGCTTCTACATTCCGAGCGTCACGATTGGGACGCTGATCGGGTACGTACTGCTCACCATCACGCCGATCGCCAACTTGTTCGCCGCGATCTTCGATGTTGCGCCGGTCGTGTTCCGGGTCTTCTTCGACTGGTGCGCCCGCGTCCTTGACGTGCCGCTGGTGCCGAAGCGCAAGGATCGCGAGAAGTGACGTGCCGCCGAACATGACCCGCCGCCGCACCCCAGCGAAGCCCGATGCGTCGCCGTTCGACGTGTACCTGCGCAAGCACGGGGCCTGCGCCATCTGCCGGGAGCGGGACAGGGGCCACGACCGACACGGCGGGATGCACTGCGCAGGCAACTGGCGCCGACAGCACCCGACATGCACGCACGACGGGCGCAAGCCGCGATTCCACATCGACACCGACGCAATCCAAGCCATCCAGACCAGGGGAGCCACCAATGTCTAATCCGAGAGAACTCATGGCGCGGCTCAACCCGCAGACGATCAAGTACGACGTCGGCCGC